CGAAGGTGTAATTTTGCAGTCTGACAATGGAGTGCTTTTCTTGCTGCACCCTAAAGCGTTTTTATTTGCAAAAGACCAATCCGCCAATGAGCCGACAAAATGAGCGGGCGCCAATCGTCCGCAGTGGCCGCAGCCGTCCGCATGGTCGGTCGCGGTCACAGCATCAGTGCCTCGGCTCGTGCGCATAGCGTGGCCGTTAGCAGCGTGCGCAGGGCATTGCGTGCCGCTGGTGCTCCGCCTGCTGCGGGTGGTCGGCCTAAGGCTGCAAAGGAGTGACTACGGGCGCCGCTCCATCATGGCCGTCTTGGTATCACTACCGCGCGAGCCGCCGAAGAAAAACTCCTTGATGCCGGTATAGCCGCCGACAATCATCAGCGTGACGACGGCGATCTTTAGCTCGTTGGAGAAGTTGCCGAACAGCACAGCGCCAGCGCCACCGGCTGAAATCACGACCATGAGCAGCGCGAGGACTTCATGGAAGACCATGTTTCCCGCAACGATGCGTTCCCGGCCTGCGTAGAACTCGCGCGCTGATGCAACAGACTTTTCGCGCATGTCCTCGAAGCGAAACCAGTTCTCGTCAATGGCACGAGCCGCCGCAGCCTGCGCGCTTGGATCGCTCTTGATGCGTTCTACCGTGTCTTGCGCATTGGCGCCACCGACTGCGGTCTGAGCGATGCTCAGAGCCAGTTCCGCGGCCTTGACGTTGCGTTGCTGCACGTCGCTGCCAGAGCCGAACAAGGCGCCAAGCTTTGGAATGCTCTCGATGAGGCTAGGCAGCAGGGCCGCCACTAGCGCGGGAATGGGCATAGGTTGCTCCGGTGGGTACTCGGCCGGGTCGCCGGCCGCTGCGTCTTCTAAGGCTTGATATCCTTGCATTTCGGGCGCGTCACTCCCGATTTGCAAGGTTGGCTGTACCTCTTTCTGGTACGTTTGCACCTGTTTTGGGTATGGTTCAGCAAATGCAGGCTTTTCAGCGAGCGCTGAAATAGCGCGCTTTGCTCGCTCCCATCGCTGGCGCCGGTCGAATTGGCCGTTCGTGCCGCCGTTGATGATCTTGGTGATGCGGTCGAAGTCGCCGCTGTCCGCAAGCGCATTCAAGCCGCGCGAGTGCCACCAATCCGCCGCAGAGATCGCCGCCCATCGTGGTTGTTCTAGCGCCTCGGGCTCGTCAACGAAGTTCGGGACGCTGCCGTTAAACTTGCCGACAAGCCTGCCAGTAGTGGCGATGTAGTTGTCGCGCCCGGTGATCTGCATCAGCCCGCGGCCGCGAAACCTGGTGCCGTCTCCTGGCTGCACGTTGCCCAAATCGCGGCGGCCCTCGTAGGCTTCACCCGTGGCAATCTCGCGCACGTAGCGCAGACCGCCGGACTCGTGGCCGACTTGCGCCAGAAACGCTGCAAGCCTCTCGGGCGTGTTGATAGCGAAACTGTCGCAGGCGTCGTCTAGATGCGTGGCAAAGAGATACGCACGATCCGGGGTGCAGCCGACAGCATCAATGAGAAGCTGTGCGGTGACGTTCACGATGACTCCACGAGCGGTATAACCTGCCCACGCATCACGCGGGCGACCTCGTCGGCCTCTCGCTTGAGCATGCGCACGTCACGTCCATGACCACGCGGACCCCACACGATCAGATATGCAAGCGGTCTAGGCGGTGGCACAGTCGGTAGTACGGGTGTCGTGTCATTCATAGCGCCGCTCTGTCGGTCGTCTCGTCTTCCGGTGGCGGTTGTTTCGACCTCGGCTTCGCCCATCCAATGCGGACCATCGCCGGACGGATTGCTCGCTTCCATAGCCATTCGCCGATCAGTATCGCGGAGTACATCGCAGCGAGAATCGCCGCAAGGTCAGCCCATGAAAACTGCGTGTGACCAAGTCCGACGCCGACCCATACTGCACCCGCCTTTGCAGCACTCGCCGCGACCTCTGGTTTTCCATCTGGAGACATTACAGCCCCGCATTGTTTGTGTGTTGCATGGCGGGGCCTTTCGTCAGAAGTTAGATGTTGGCGGAGTGAAAGTCGTCGTGTATAGACATCCTCGACTGATACGAGTCGGCCCCATGTAAATCTCTGTCCCGTCACTTGCGCCAGGTGTCCCGGCGTTGCCGGCCAGTTGAATTGTCCCGGTTGCATTTGCGCCAAACGTGCGGGCAACCGTGAACACACTTGACCCGCCGACCCACCTAGTGATATTCACGCCGTCATACGTGAGCGCAACGTGTACCCATGCGCCCGATGAGTAAGCAATAGGCGTGACCTCTTGATCTCCGAACTGCTCTGAGTTGTACTGGAACTTCGCTGTATTTGTGGTGTTTCTAAGCTCGTCATGTACTGAGCCACGACCCCATAGCATCAAAGTTGGAGACGCTGAAGAGTTAAACGATGAAACGTAGTAAATCCACGTCTCCATCGTGAATGACTCATTTGCTGCAAGCCCAAGATCAGAGGTTGTAGCAGTGATAATCGCGCCGTTGTTGTACTTGTCAATTTTTAGGCTTGTCGTGCCAAACGGGCTCCTAGTGCTGCTTAGTTTGCAGTTGCTATTTCCTGTCAGCGTGCGCGCGTATGCGCTGCTATCGGTAAATGACGTGTCACCATTTGAGCCTTCAAAGTTTGCAATCAGCAGTGACTCGCCTATTGCGGCCGAAGTGGCACGAGTGAGAGTCGATTGTCCGATGATTCCTGGCCACATCAAAGGCGCTCCTCGATTTTGCAGGGCCACGAGTGGCGCCGGCTGAATGGGTATTCGATGGCTGACGGCTCCGTCAAATCGCCGAGGAATCCCCAACGCTGTGAATATGCCATATCTTCAAGGCTCGGCACAAATAGCACTTCGGACACGATGCCGTCGCGTCTCAGCATGTCATGCACTAGCGCCGTAGTGTCGTCGTCGATATTCGGCAGCACAAACGATGCCCAGCGGTACGAATCGCGCTCGACGTACCATTTCTGCCCGCCGTCTGCGCGGTCGATTTCGCTCAGTGCCGTAACTCCATCCTGATAGCTATCGTGGATGGCGCGCGACGTGATACCGGAGCCAATGAACGCGCGCCCGAACTCGACATATGAGTCGGGATTGGTCGTGTCATCAAACTCGACGCGGACATATCGGCCGGAGTATGACAGCGGGGTAACGTAGATCGCCGCGAAGTCCTCGCCGGTCATACCTTCGGGCTTGGTGATCTGCCACACATCGCGCCACGACCCCGCATAGACATCGCTGCCGCCGGAGGTTGTCCCGATGCTGATTCGCCACTGAGCATCGGCCGACAAGTTGTGCCCGACGATGGCAAAGGCGCGGATCGAATAGGTCGCGCCCATGTCGCAATCAAACTGCGTCGCCGATGTGCCGTCGCCGTTGCTGCGCGCCTTTTGCGTGAGGTCTTCAGTCGCCCCATTGGTGACCGGGAGCGCGGCAAGCCAAGTCCCGCCGCTCAGAGTCCCGACGCGGTTGAAGTTGAACAGGCCGAGCATTTAGGCGTCCGATGCTGCGTCGAAGGTCACGAACAACACGACAGCATGCAAGCGGGCATCAATCGCCATATTGTCGGCTCCTGCCGCTTGGTCGCGGTAGACTTGGAAGCACACCATGTCGCCAGCCGCAGGAGTGCCCGCGACAGTCATCGCCGACGTGGCGTCAGTCACGTAGATGTCCGATGTCGTGCCACCCGTATCGGTGACCGTCTGCACCGTCCCAAAGCTGACTGCCATCGTGTCGTCGTTGCTCATCGCAACGGCCTGGATGCCCCAGACGACGCCGAAGTTAGTCGTCGTTGCCGCGTGCGACCAATAGAACTTCGCAGTGATCGTGCCCTCATTCCAGCTCGACGGCATGGGCAAACTAAACTGCGCGTACTCAGTCGCTGACGCATCGAAGTCCAGCGTGACCATATCCGGCTGGCCTGATCCCGCAGATACTGCCGCGAGACTCGCGCAGCCATTCGATGATCGCGGTCGCATCGCCGGGGCGGCAACCGGGATAGCCGCCGTCCGAGAGTGCATCGCGGTGCGCAGCGTCGCCACCGTGACCTTACTCGTCACGTCGGTCGACTCGTCATCGACCATGACCGTGTAATCGGTATCGGCCAGCGTTGTGATGGCGGAGAGTTCGGAGATTTTCGGCATGGTCAAAGCTCAGTCAGCACGGGCGCCGACGTTTGAGTGAGTAGGGGTACGTCAGCCTCCGACAAAAGAAGCGACAGCGGGGTTTCTATGAGGATAGCGAGGCCGGTTTCCGTGGTGAGGAACGCGGCGGTTTCAGCCTGGATAACGTATGGGTCAGAGTCGGTCGATGTCTCGCCGCCAGTGTCGATGCCGCCGCCAGTGCCAGCGGTGCCGCCCCAGAGCCAGAAATGGATCTGGCGGGCCTTCGTGTCCAGCTCAATCGCAATGACACGGAATATCCGCCCAGCATCGCAACCGAAGCGCGGGACGCGGACAACGCAGTTGTCGGACAACTCAATCGCCAGCGTCTCCGAGGTCATCTGCGCGGTCAGCGTGATGACATCCCTGCGCCCGCCGAACAGCGTAAAGAAGTTGGTCAAAAACAGCGACTGAGAGAAAGCCGTTCCTGATACGCTTCTGGCATTCGATGTGTATGAGACGGACAGCGCGCCTGGATTGGCGAGCAAGGTCGCATCACTCTTTCCGCTGTAGGTCTTCCACCACGGATCGCGCGACAGGTAGTTGCGCAACTCGGCAGTTGCCGCGACTGCACTCTCGCACGGCCACGTCTTGCCGAAGCTGTAGTTGACCTGCCAGACCGGGGCCTCCATGCCGTCCACCGGAATGCGGTTGATGCTCTTGGCGTTGGCCGTCGTGAACGTGAACGTGTCGCGCGTGACGATGTAATCAGCAAGCGCATTGCCGTTGATGTAGTGCTGTGAGAAATAGTTCTCAGCTTCACTTGGTTCGCGCAGCGCCCCGCAAAAAAACCTGTCTGTGCGTGTGACGCCGAAGAAATGCTGTTGATAGATGGCCTCGTCCGAAAGCAGTTCGGCGTAGGTTGTCGCGTCATCAATCAGAGAGCCAGTGATATAGAGGAGTAGCCCGGTTGTGTGGGCAATCTCGGTGTCATCAAACCCGGCCCGCTGCAGCATGGCGAAGATGCTGTCAGGGTAAATGTTTGACGTCCCCGTTGACCCATAACATATGCACCGAATCTCGTACTCAGGACTTGACCCGAGGCGGAAGTACACCGGACCTCCGCGCGCTCTTGGACCAGTGTTTGGAGATGGCTCGGTGCTTCCAAACCAAAACCGCACGCGGCCTGGGTCGGGAGAAGTTGAGAGCATCTCTGCAGAGGACGAATAGTCGCCATCACGAGTCAGTAGCACGCCGCCTTCGTAAACCTTGATTTCGTCTGAGTCAGTGACTGCCGATTCCTGCACGTAGTACATGAACCGGACTTCATCGATCAACTGCGGCGGGAAGTAGCCGGCAACACCAATCTGCAGTTGCTTGACACCCGACGCGACGCCCGTGCCTTCAAGCCCGCCGCTGCCGTCAAATGTCGCGGTGACAACAGGCTTATCGAGCTTCTGCATGCGATCCCGCAGGCGCACGCGGACTTGCTTGAAGTCGCAGATCAGCGACTGGATGTAGGCGATGTAAACCGTCTCGTGCCCGGTCTCCATGTCGTCGTCGCCCGGGTACGGGTTGCCTTCTTCCCCGATGCGCACGACAACCCGGCCACCCGAAGCGCCGTAGTCGATCCAGCCGTCCAGCCCGCCGTCCGTGTTCGTCAGGATGATTTCGCCGAAGCTCGGCTTGATCGCACCGATGACACGCCCGCCGCTGAATAGCTCACGCTTGAGCCGTCCAGCGTCTTTCACGCGCCCGGCGATGTGCTCATTCGGTGGCGTGTCGCCTGACTTCGTGGTGAATCCCTTCGTCGAGAAATAGAACGTCGTCGTCCCGCCTTCGGCGTCGGTGGTCAGCGTGATTTCAACGACGATGTGTTTCACGGACGCGCAGCCTCTAGCGTGGTGTTGTCGAGCTGCGCCTGAGCAATGTCGATGACCTCTTGCAGCTTCGCTTCAAGCGATTCGACGATGGCTGCCTGCTGCTCGACCTGCGCCTTCATGATTTCCGTCTGCGCCTTGGACTCAGCAACTTGTTGCTCTGCGAGCGTCACCTGCTTTTCGATCTTCTCGGCGTTCGTGCTCTCACGAGTCGCCAGCGCGGAGTCAATCGCCAGCAACGCGGCAAGCTCCTGCTGAGACGTGTCGACCACTTGCGTAGTCGTTGCGTTCAGTGCCTCCAGCTTTTGCGCCTGCAGTTCAAGGGCCGCGATCTGCGGGTCGACGTTGGCGCCGGCCACGCCTAGCGCATCGAGTTCACCGATGACATCGGAGAAGATCGACGAGAACGCGGCAGTCGATCCGCCGAAGTACGAGCGGGCCTCTTCTAGCAGCGCCTGCGCGTTGCCTTGCACGTTGCCCACAGCGTTTGCGTCGCCTGCCTTGGCTTGCTCTACGGTGCTCTCGAATAGGCTTTTTGCCTCGGCAAGCTGGCGATCAGCACTCAGTGGAGACAGGTCGCCGAACTTGAGCGAGCCAGTGAACTGCGCCATATCTTTTGCAAGATCGCGCAGCGCCTCAAAGCCGCCAATCTGCTCGCGCAGCGCGGCCATCTGTGAGTCGCGGATTTTCTGTTCGAGCGCGACCTGAAGTTGCAGCGACTCGACGGCCGCATCGTTTGCCTTGGACTGTAGGCCGGCCTCTTCCTTGATTCGCTGAAGCGTGACAGCGGTCAGTTTCTGAGCGACTGCAACAGGGTCTTCCGCCGTCTGTAGTTGGCTGAATAGTGACTGTTCCGTGCTGCGCAGAGACGCGACACGCTGCTCCGGTGACAGTGTGCGCAACCTGGCATCTTCGATGCTGCTCGCAAGACTTGCGCGGTAGCCCTGAAGCGCCTTTTGGCTCGACAGGAGGTCGGCCAACGTCTGCTGGATAGTCCTCGCAGAGTTGCCGATCAGTTGCGCAAGTCCGTCTTCCAGACCCTTCGCCTTGTCGCGCGCTTCGACGAACTGATCCGACAGCGACTTGATCGGCTCGTTGATGACTGTCAGATCGCCGAATGCCTTGGCGATGTCGTCGATCTGTTTCTGAATCTCGGCGGTCTGAAGATCGCGCGCCGCGATGGTGGCTGCGTCTGCAATGTCTGCCAACGCTCCGGCCGCCTCAACGACGGCCAGCTTTGCCTCGTCGGAGTTCTCGCCGGCTAGGACAAACGAGCGGGCGAACTCGAAGATTTGCTCCTTGGTTGCACCCAGCAACGTGCCGACATCAACGCTAATGCCAACGGCAGACAGGTTGTCACTGATGCGAGAGGCTGCGCGGTTTGTGCGCTGCTCAGGCGACAGGAACTTATCGACGTTCGCATCAATGGCGCCTTGAAGCTGCGTCCTCAGAGCCTCGGCAGCATCCTTGATGCCCTGCGCCGTATCGTCTGCCGCGTCCTTCAGATCAGCCAAAGCGCCGGCAGCGTTCACGACTGCGGTTTTTGCTTCTATGCTGTTGTCTGCCGCGTTCACGAACGACTCGGCAAAGGCGTAAATCTGCGCCTTGCTTGCACCGATCAGCGTGTCGAAGTCGATGTTTACGCCGACAGCCGACAGGCTCGCGCCGATGTCGTTGATAGCCGTTTCTGTGCGTTGGTTCGGCGTTTGGAACTTACCGATATTGGCGCGGATAGCGTCGCCTAGACCCTTCTCCAGCGCTGCCAGATCGTCGGCCGCTTTCTTCGCCGCCTCTCCCACATCTTCAACAGGTGGGATCAGCGAATCAAAGGCATCGGAGACGCCCAGCAGAGTGGCGAATGTCTTGCGGCCAGACTCCGTTGTCAGGTCTTGCGCTTCAACGATGGCGCGGAATGCTTCGCGCGTGTCCGGCAGCTTGACACCGACACCGGCCAGCGCTTCGGTGACTTGCTCGGTCGTCTTTGCCGCACGCTCCGTCTCGCTATAGAACTTCTCGTAGAAGCTGCTCGCGGCCTGAGCCAATCCATTGCTTCCGCCGAACAGGTCTGCGAGTTGCGACGCCGCGTCGGCGCCTTGCACGCCGATGTCGAACAGGTTGAAGCCTAGCTCGCCGATGATCGGGTTTACCGTCTTCAGCGCATCGCCGAGACGTGCCAGCGTTTGGCCTGTCGTCTCGCCAGCCTTTGCGAACGGGTCTACCTGACTCGCTAGCGTGCCGGCCAGCTTGTCGCCGAAACCCTGCAAAGCCTCTTCCAGCTTTTTCTGGATTTGCTCCGGCGTCAGGTCTTTGGTCGAGAACTTGATCGACTCGGTGAAACCTGCGATGGCATCAACAGGAAGATTGAGCGCTTCGGCATAGCCCGTGATCTGATCGCGGACAGCCTTTGCCGCCTCTGCGATGGGGCTTGCTACCTCAGCGGAAAGCGCGGTCGTCTCGGTCTTGTTGCTGCGGAAGAGGCCGCCCTTGAAAAACTTTTCGGTAGAGCCGCTGAATCCGTCATCGCCGCCAAATGTGCCGCTAATCGACGTGTCTTTCAGCTTGCGACCGAATAGCGCATCCTTGGCCGAGAACAGAGCCAACGCACCAGCGAGGTAAGGCACGGCAGACGCAAACGACGCACCAGCGCCGAGCAGACCACCGGCTCCCGCGGTCGTCGGGCCGGCCAACCCGGCGGCAAGATTTGCCCCCTTGATGCCAGTCGCAAAAGTGGTCAGCGCCGTGGAGCCGAACAGCGATCCAGCGCTCCCGACGATGCTAGCCAGCGATGACGTGAGCCCGCCGGAGATTGAGCTAAACAGGTTCTGGCCTGCGCCGAGGATCGAGCCAGCGCCGCTAGATGCTGAGGCTGCGCCAGGGAGGCCCAGAGAGCCAGTGATGGCGCCTGCAATTGGGTTGACGACGCCTTGAATAATCGGGCGTAGGACGGTCGAGCGAAACAGGCCCTTGATGTACTCAAGCGCACTCTTGCCGCCGTTCATTAGCGCGTCGGTGAGGCTCTGCCCGATTTGGTCGGATGCTTTCTGCCAAGCGTCTGCCGCTTCCTTCGCCGCCTTCTCGTTGGCCTCGCGCGCCTGCTGCGATCCGATCAGGCTGGCAAGCTCCTTGCGTGCGTTGATTTCCTTCTGGATCGCCGCGAACTGCGGAGAGTCCTCCGTGAACCTGGATTGCTGCTCTTGCAGGCGAGCCAACGCCACAAGCTCGACAGCCTCGGCCAGTGAGAGATTCTGCGCACGACTCAGCGCCACGGCAGTTTCTTCGTCCTTCAGCGACTGAAGGCGATCCGTCACGGACTTGAGCGACGATTCGCGCTCTTTCTCTTGCTGCGAAATGGTGTCGGCGATTGCCTTCTCTTCAGAGCGGCGCATCTCGGCGCGAGCCGCTGCGATCTGCTCGGCGGCCTTTAGCTCGGTAGCGTTGGCCTCGATCTGTTTCTGAGCCGCGACCAGCTCTTGGGCCTTTGCTCGCAGCCGCTCAAGTTCAGCCTTGCTCAGCTTGCCGACGTTCTCGGCCAGCTTCTGGCTTAGGCGGATCTCCAACTCTTGCGACTTTGAAAGCTCTGTGCCATTGGCAAGCCGCGCCTTCATGACTTCTAGCTGGCCGTCAAACTCGCGCGTAAGGTCAGCAAAGGCTGACTGTGCAGTCTTTGCCGCAGACCCGACATCGCGGTACTTGTCGGCAATGGACTTGAGCACCTTTTCGCGCTCCGACCCACTGATGCCGGCCTTATCCGCGATGGCGTTGGCGTTGGCGATTTCCTTGGCGAACTTCTCTTGCTTGGAAAGGTTCGCGTTTTGAATCTCGGAGAACTTGGTTTTTGCCTGCTCTTGCTGCGCAACCTTGGCCCCAGCGGCAGCGATGGCGTTCTGCGCGTTTACCTGCTCTTTTAGCGACTGCTCCTGAACCTTTAGCTCGGCAACGGATGGGCCGAACACATATCCGGATTGGCCCGACTTCTGTAGTTCCGCAATCTGCCCTTGCACCTTGCGCAACGACTCTTCGGGGGTGGTCGCGCGACCAAGTGCCAGAAGTTCGTCTTTCAGCGCGGATGCCTGATTCGAGACGGACGCAAACGCGCGCTCCAAGAATCCAGCCTTGCCGGCAGCTTCTGCGAACTTTGGATTCAGCGCATCCATGACAAGGCCGAGTGCCTTTTGCGCGTCGCCGTTGTCTGCGGTTTCCTTGATGAGCTTGAGCTGATCGGCCGACAGCACGTTATAGGTTCGGTTCAACTTCTCAGCGAATCCACCTACGTTGTCCAGCGCACCGACAAATTGCTTTGCAAGGTCTTCCGTGCTTTGCCCGGTCGCCTTTGACCCGGCCTGCACTGCGGTGAAAACCTTCGTCAGCGTGTCGCCGCTCAGTTGCCCGCTGGACACCAGCCCTTGCAACGTCTCGCGCGCAGAGCCTATGCCTGTCTTTGTGGACTCAGCGACAGACTGCGCCAGGCTGTTGAACTTGCCTTCAGTGATGCCTGCGGCATTTCCGGTCAGGATCAGCGAGCGCTCTAGAGCGATGCTCTCGTCGGCGCCAGCCTTGTACGCAAGGCCGAGCCCTGCAAGCGCGCCAACCACGCCACCGACAGCAAGCCGGACAGGCGTGAACACAGTTCCCAGCGCGCGGAACACGCCGCCGATGCTGCCGAACGTGCCTTGAAGCTGCGAGCCCTGCTGAATCAGCGCGGTAAGCGGGGATTGCCCGGCCTGCACTTGGACAAAGAAGTCCTGAAGCTGGAAGCCTAGCTGCGTCGATTGGTTCGCCGTCAGTTTCATGGCCTCGCCGGTCTTCCCGATGGCCGATTGAAAACTGGCAGACGTGCGCACGGCCTCAGCTTGGGCGCGAGACGCCGCAAGCGTTGCGCCGGCCAATGCAGCTTGTGCTGATTGCGCCTTGACGGACGCAGCTGCGATGGACTCTTGCCGCTGCGGGCCAACGTCCAAAAGCGCGTTTAGCTGCGCTTGAGCCTGAGCCGCCGCGAGCGTTGCACGACTGAGCGCGGCTTGAGCAGCGACGGACTTAACCGACGCATCTTCGTAAGACTTCAGCGCAGCCGACGCGCGGTCAGAAACGGTCGCAAGCGCAGCATTAGCGGATGCTTGCGACGTAAGCGCAGCCGCTGCGGTTTGGCTCGTCTGAGCGACGGCGGTGAATTCCTTTGCCGCGCCACCGGCCGAGGCTTCGACTTTGCTGATAGCTCCGGCCAGTACGCTCGCAGCGGTGCCGGTCTTCTCAAGGCCGGACGCGGCTTGCCCTGATGCTGCTCCAATGGCAGACACGCCACGGCTAGCGCCAGCGGCAGCCGTGCCGACCTTGGATAGAGACGCGCCGATCCCGTCGACTGCGGTTTCAGTGCGCGCACCAGCGGCGGCCAGCTTGTCAAGATCGGTCGCGGCCTTGTTGACTTGGGTGGTGTCAACGCCAATGCCGATGACGGTGATTTCGTCAGCCATCAATCATCCTCGGGTTCATTCGCATTGATTGCGGCCACTTCTAGGACCCGCAGAAGCTCGAAACATTCGTCTCGATCATCTGGCGGTGTTTTGGTACGGCGCCACACTTCAGGGAGCGCCGAATAGTCGAGGCCGGTTCGCCCAGCCATGCCAACACGCCATTGCGTGCGCATGGTCAGGAAGACGATCACGGCTTGCCGGTTCTCAGGCCATACAGGCACCGGGGGCCGCTCTAGCTGGTCCTCGGTGATGCCCCACATAGCGAGGCTCTTTAGCTCTTCGGCGTCGGGCGGCTTCTCGTAGAGTCGCCGCGCGACCTGCCTCAGTTTCCCAGGCGGCCTTCAGTCATCGACTTGCGGTAGTCGCTGGCGATTGCGTTGCCTGCTCCGACGTAGAGGCGGAAAAACTTCGCCAGGTTCTCGGCGTTGAATTCTTTGTCCAGATTCCAGTCGGTGGCGCAGTCCATGACGGTTGCGACATCGCTGCGGATCGCGTCAGCAACCCCGTCGACGAGTTTCGGTGCGTTCGGCATGTAGACCTCGCCGCGCGCCTCTGCTTCGTCTCGTGCGACCTTCTCGCGCTGCGCCTCTTCCTGCAATTGCTGGTATTGGTCGCGCGCCTTCTGCATGTACTGCTCGGACATCTCGGCCATTTCCTCGCGCGTGCGGTGCTTGAAGGTAAATCGCACCTTCAGCGGCTTGCCGTCAGGCGTCGGGATGGGCACGTCGCGCTCAAAGGTGAGCGGTCCGGTAGGGTCGAGGTCGATCTTGATCTTCTGGGCCATGTTGGCTTTCTGTGGTTAGCTAAAAAGGCCCGCACGGGAGCGACCCGCCGAGCGTGAAAAGGTGGGCCGCCGAAGCGGCCCGGTGGATCATCAGGCGTAGCTGATGAGGCGGCCTTGAGCCGCAAACGTGGCTTGCACCTTGTCGACAGCGCCAGAGGCAATCTGCGCTTGTTCGGCGAGGTTGAAATAGCCGTAGCCGTAGGTCGCCGCACCGTCGCCGCGAACGTACTTGTACGCAACAAGCGTGTTCGTCTGGCTGATGTCGAGCAGCGTGTCCCAATTCGACAGCGACGGGTCGAAGCCGATGTCGAACGTGATGGTCGACGACTCGAATCCGTCCGGCAGCTTCAGGCCCTGTTGAGCAGAGACGAAGCGATAGTCAACGTAGCGCGGGGTGCCGCCAGAGGTCGAAACGCTCAGAATCTGCGGGATCTGAATCCACGAACTGATCTTCTGCGTGGTGCCGATGCCGGAGCCGGCAGCGTAGGTGTCGGTCGACGTGGTGTTGAGGCCGGTCAGCAGGAACGTGTCCGCCGACTGCTGGTCAACGCGGACGACAGCGTTGTTCGCAAGGTCCCAGCCGGAGAAGAAAACGACTTCGTCGTTGTCACTGTAGCCGTGCGAAACGGAAGTCGCCAGCGCCGGGTTAGCGTTGGAGACGATGGTCAGAGTCTTGGCGGAGGCGAACGTCTGCGAAATGTAGAACGCCGCACCGATGGGGGTAGCAACAGCCATGATTAGGCCCTTTCAGAAACGAGAAAACCCGCGTTATGCGGGTCGAATGGCGCCCTGACGGGCATGGAGTGCGGCTACTTGATGCGGCGCGCACAAACGAAAATGGCCCGCCGAAGCGAGCCATCAATAGGGTCGGTGTCTCTTAACTCAGCACGACGTGTGCTAGGTATTGGCAGGACACCGGAGTGATGATGAATCCGTCGTCTTGAATCGGAGTCGACGCGGACATGGGGGTAACGATCTGTGTGCGTACTCCGCCGGCAGTGAAGACGGATGCACGCGCGAACAGCACATCAAGCGCATTCACGAGCGCCTCGGTTGCTTTCATGCCCGTGCCGATGGGCATACACAGCGACACTTGGAAGATGCCGCGGAACCCGCGATGCTTACCAAGTAGGTCGAGGCTCTGCGTCTCAGCCGGAAGGATGAATGCGCGAATGTACCGCGTCGTCGGAGGCGTAAATGTCACGTTCTCCCACGCGACAGGGATGGCCGGGCTCTGCGCATCGGCCCATGTGTCTAGCGCGGTTTCCAGCGCTGCGCGGACGAGTGTTTGACTCATGCTGTCGCCTTGCGAACGTAGTCAGAAAACTCGATTGCGCTTACCTCTACCATGCCGCGCGGGGCCTGCTTAGAGTGGCCTTTTTCCAGTTCATAGGCGTATGGCAGACCGTTTGCCATGTAGGTGACGCCTCCAATCGGAAGCGTTAGCGCCTTGCCAATCTCTGACGATGCTCGCGCCTGCGTTGTGCTTGCTGTTACCGTCACATTTGGCGCGCCATAAGAAACATTCCAGTTCGCGCGAAATCGCCCTGTATCTACGGGCGACCGAAGGCTAACCTTTGAGAACAGATCAAATGTCGACTTCCGCGCGACAGTCTCTAGGTCTAGTTTGATCTTGTCAGCCAGCGCCTGAAGCGGAACAGAGAAGCGGCTTGCCATGTCACGCCCTCATCTGGCATTCGTAGATCACATACGTCCGAGCCGGAGCCAGCGCCTTGACCTTGACCACGGTCAGCGTCTCAGTTCCCCATGTCAGCACGTCACCAGCTCGCGGCCCCGTGATGCCTGACGCGCCGACGAATGCTTGCCGGTCATTGGCGAGAATCTGCGCCCCGTCGACAAACTTGTCGCCATACGGAAACAGACAAGCGGTGACGGTCTGCGTCGTGGTCGTGGTGGCTACTTCACCCGTCGTCGGGTCATATGTGCCGGGCGTGTTGCGGGTAAGAGTCCCGGTCGCGCCGAACTCGGTCAGGATCGAGCCGACATCGCTCGCAAGTGATGCGTAGTCGAATGCCATCAGGCAAGCTCCAGCGTATCGACGCCATGCCCAACGGTCGTGTTGAACATCGCGGCCAAGGCCACAGCCTCAGCAGCCGTTTTGCCGCATGCCATGGCGACGAGAGCCGCCTCATCGCCACTACCAAAGGCGCAGAAAGCTCCTTCGACGCGGAATGCATGCGGTCCTGACTCGAATTTCCAGACTTCGCCGCTCGGCCTGACGACGATCAGCGATGCGCCCTTGTCGGGGTTGCGATTCGACGACGGGAACGACAGCGGATCAGCGCCGTTTAGATACCATGCGCGCACCTCAAGCCCGATGCTCAAGTTGCCGGTAATGCCAATCAACTCTACGCCGAAGCGCTCGATCTTGGTTGTCGACTGGCCGGTGTAGCCATTGCACATCAGCCGATCAGCCGCGAGCGTCCGTCCGTCCCAGGCAACGCAGGTCATGCGCGCACCACCGTAGCGCTAGAGCCGTGCCCATTCTTGAGCACCGGAGCCAGGATTGCATCGACTGCCGTGTATCGCTTGGACTGCCGCGCACCTTCGGCGTATTTGATCGTGATCGGGCCGACAGTCTTTTCGGTGACTGGCGTCGATTGATCGGCCGACAGTTCGCCAAACGCCGCGCGCCAGGCCAGCTCACAACATGCGTCTTTGACTTCCTGCGGTACGGTCGTGTCTGAGTAGAAGACGAAGCCCGCGCTGACAGAATCGCGCTTAGGCACTTCGTATCGCGGCCAGTCGAGCGCCTGATCGTCGGACTTCCGATAGCCGGCCCACAGCATGCGATACATCTGCCGCATGTAGTCCGTGGCGCGACGCAAACACGCCTCTTTCTCGGCCGTGCTGAAGTCGCCAGAGGCCCACAGCGTAAGGTTGCGATTCGAGAAATACGTGTCGGCATCGGTCACGGACACATAGCTTTCCGCTCCGCTGACAATGGAACCCGTTTCGACTACTAAAGCCATGTGTTACTCCTGCGTCAGCCCTTGCAGCGGGTATGTTTGCGCGTCAGACAGTGCCGACGATTCGAGGCCGGACAGCGGATAACTCGGCGTTGTGCCTCGCAGCGGATAGGC